CTGCAGCATAATTAGAAGCATTAGTTGCTTGAGTTGAAGCACTACTTGCAGATGTTTCAGCAGAGGTTGCAGAAGTTGCTGCTGCGGTTGCAGAGTTAGCAGCACTCGTTGCTGATGTTGCTGCTGCAGTAGCACTTGCTGCAGCACTAGTAGCGCTGGTAGCAGCAGCAGTTGCACTGGCTGCAGCAGAGGCTGCGCTTGTGGCTGCTGCTGTAGCAGAACCTAAAATTGAATCTACATAATCTTTTGGAGTAGCAGATGATGAAATCATACCTGCACTTGACAAACCAGTAATAATTGGTGAGCCTGAGATAGTAGGGCTTGTTAAAGTTTTATTGGTTAAAGTTTGTGCAAGAGTATCAAGAACAACATTTCCAGTAGCATCAGGAAGTGTGATAGTTCTATCTGCTGTTGGGTCAGTTACCGCTAAAAATGTTTCATAAATATCAGAGGTTGCACCTTCAAAAGTAATACCAGTATCACCAACTTGACCACCAGTAATAATTGGAGATGTTAAAGTTTTATTGGTAAGGGTTTGGGTTTTAGTTGTACCAACTACGCTACCATCACCAGAGGCTAAACCATGCACATGGGTTTGATTAGCCAAGTCAAGAATTGCTTGGTCTGCATCATAACCACGAGCAGCAATATGAGTTTGTTCCTCACGGAAATCTCTACCAGATACACCGTGTCTTACTACAGCACCAGCAGAGTGGGCTACAGCCTGAGTGCTATCTTCACCACGAGTAACAGTAAGTGTTGTGCTACTTGCAGCAGTAACCGTTACAACTTCTTCTTTAGAAGTATCAGGGTCAACAATGAGCGTAAATGGAACTGATGGAAAACCGCTAACTGATGCAACAATGAAGGATGTGTTTGACTGACCTTGTGATTGTGCTGGTATAGATGATTGAAGCGAAGTTTCTACTGCGGTTGAGGAGAAATTCCGCTTGGGGGTACCTGGGTCGCCTGCTGCCATTGTTTACCTTATCTCTGATAGTGTGAGCGAATTGGATGTTGACGGCGTTGATTATCCGCAACTTCGTTAAGTCTTTGTTGATAAATGTTATACAAGAATCTAGCGGTATTTTGACCAGAACCTGTAGGTCTTACGCCATCTAATATATCTGCTGCTGCAGATTGAGGACCAAGGCGTGAAGGGTCCAAGAAAGAAATCATACGGAAGGCTGCGCCATAAATAACTACATCTTCTGAGTATGATGGAAAGCCTGTGGTAGTTTCATAATCATCACTATTATTAGTTAATAATGTTGGGCGCTTGCTATAAGAAACATGGACTGTTTGCCCAGGAACAATCTCTGAATAAATTGAAAGACTCTTGCCATTACTAAAAGCATCGGTATCTGCAGTTCTATCTATTTGCCAACCACGAGCAGGAAACCATTCCCTAGATGGACCTATAGTTGAATAAGTTACACTTAAAACATTTTCTACTTCTGCTGGTATTGAATAAGAATATCTTGCTGCTACATAATCAAAGTCATAAGAACCAACTGCAAAGACTGATGGATACATCGCATTGATAGTATCGTTAATAGCATTTTTAATTTCTTGCCGTGGGAATAATGGACTTACTGTAACCTTAGCATTAGCACTATGTGCTGCAGCAGTAGTGCCTCGTTGTGCTCTACCCCAAGGTGAGATAGTTAAAGTGTTAGCAACATTATCTGTATTGTTAACAAATATAATTTCATCATTAACTTGAACATAACCACGACCTACAACTGTTGCATCATGAACAGTCATGGTTGTTGTAGTCGTAGTAGCACTTGTAGTAAGCCATGAAGTTGGCTCAGTATTTTCGGTATACCCATGCAATACTGCCTCTACACGGTCTGTTAGTTGAGCAAAGGTACTCATAGGTCAATACTCCTTAAAGCATCAACGGCTGATAGACCAGAGGTACCAGCAATCTCATTACATACAGCGTTTAACCCTTTATAGTTATTAGGCTGGCGAGCGCTATCTGCCTTGATATTAAGGGCACCTATAAGTCCTAAGCCAGAGGTACCAGCCCACGCATTAGCAGCCCCTACAAGGGCTTTGTAAGCCGTCATAGCAGGGTATGTGCCACCATTGGCTACACGATTCATCTCGCTTGTCAGCGTGCTTCCTGCAACCCCCTGAGCCATTATTTGCCCTTCTTACTCTTGCGTGCTACAGCAGCGTTGTCCACAAGGTTGGGATACTTCCGACCCGCAGCCTTTGCACGAGCCTTGGCAGCAGCCTTCTGTGCAGAAGTCAGTTTTGTAGATGTACGCTTTGGATTCTTCTTGTCCCAAAATGCTTTCCCTTTCACCATTTCACCTTATCTGCCCAATACGCTGCAGACATTTTGCCTTTAGCAATATTTTTGGCGTGACGAGCCTTAAAAGATTTTTGTCGTGCTGTTGGTTTTTTATCTCCACTAACACCCTGTTGTCCAAAGCGAATAGTCTTAACTTGGCTACCTTCTTTGGCTACTACTACATGTGATTTAGTTGGATGACTTGGTGTGCGCTTTGGTTTATTAAAACCTGATACACCTGCTCTAGCGAGCCGTGAGTCCTTTTTGCTTGCCATACTCTCCATACTTTCCTAAGACTGCTTTAATACTTCCATCTTTACGCAGTCTTACTACCATGCCATTTTTAATTTGTATTGCACTAAAACCATCATGGCGTTTATATTGACCTGATGACATTACTTCTTTTTCTTAGCCATTTTCGCTTCGCTCATTGCAATAGCAACGGCTTGTTTTTTAGATGTTACCTTTGGTCCCTTTTTAGAACCTGAGCGTAGGGTTCCACGCTTGTATTCACCCATAACTTTTTTAACTTTATTTGCTGCTGCTTTCTTTTTCACTAGTCCATATCCTCCTCGTAGTCATCCATCTCTGGCTTCATACCGTATGGTGTTTCACCAATACGATGAATTGGTCTGTTGTACATAGCAACATTTGGTTCTTTAGGAAGTTCTGTAGGTGTTCTTCCACCAACTCCGTAAGGAGTAACTGTTCCAAAACAATTACACTCAATACACATTATTCATCCTCATCTTCATAGATGTCCTCATCGGTAATAGTGGGAGAGGGCAGTCCCCACATCGGCTCAGGGATAATTGGATTACTCATCATCTTCATCTAACATGCGCCGAATTTCATCTTCTGTTGGTTTGTACTCTACCCAAGGTGGATAGGATGCTTTGTCCATAACAAAAGCCATTGCTATATCTGATTTAAAACCTGCCTTGAGCAAAGAAGCGTAATACTCATTTAGCCATATACAGTACATTTCTAGTTCTGTATGTTCTTCGTTTTTAACCGTACGCACTCGCTTTGCGGGTTGCTTTTTAGGTTTACGAGCAGCCATGATTCCTCCTATGCTCCGTATGCCTTTCCTGTTTTATCTGAGATTTTTACTGCTTTCTCAATTTGTTTCATACTAGTTCCATCAGGTTGTATGCCTTGTGCTCTAGCATTTCTATAGGCTTTTAACTCTTTATCCCATTTGCGTGGTGACATGTTTAAACGAGTGGTTGCATCACCAGGTGTTAGTTGTAAAGTGCCAACCTTGCAACCAAAACATCCTTCAACAAATTCTGGATGTACTTGGCGTTGATGTAGGCTCATGCTGGTGTTATGTATGCTCCGTAGCCTTGGGCTATTAAAGCATCTCTTGTTTCTTGATTAATAAAGTTTTTAGTACCGCCCATATAAAACTCCTCAGCAGCCAAAATTTGAGTTTGGCTTGGATACCTGAAAGAGGAGTATACACCGTTTAAACGAAGCACGGATATTCCACGGGCTAGTTTGTAACGGTCAAATAAGGGTGGTCCACCAGCAGGGGTTTCATCTATTGTTGGTGTTGTAAAGTAATAATTTGCCATGGTCCTCCTAATGGACTCACCATAAGGCACTGCGCCGTATTCGCCGTACAAACAGTGCCTTACAGTCAATCAATTACAGAGCAGCGATTGATGAACCGCTTTCAATGCGATACAACGCTTCCTCACGGTAACGGCTCCATCCAAGGACTCCGTACCAACCGATTGGGCGGAAACGCATTAACTTATCGGTGATAGGTCCGATAACTACGCCTGGCTCTTGTGACACGGCTTCTGCCAATGCTTGCTTACCGCAAAGAATTGTACGGAATACACGAGTTACAGGAGTTACAGTTACAACAGTTGTTGCTGTGACCGCTGCTGTGTTAGCAGTATCAACAGTAATTGTTGTTGTTGAACCAGAAGTGCTAATTGCAGAAATCTTGGCACCTGAAGCGATACCTGTTCCAGCAATCTTATCGCCAACCTCTGAACGAGTTGCAACTACTGAAGAAGAAGCAACACCAAAGGTGAAGCCTGCTGAAGTACCTGCAACGGTTACTGCGGTTGTAGCAAGAGCAGTTTGGTCTGCACCATCTTTAGCGGAGTACATGCGTGGGTTCTCTACGAAGAAAGCACCCTCATAAGTTCCGATGGTACCTGCGAATAGGTTACCAAGTGATGCGTCAGTGTGTGAGTGGGTGTCACGCCATCCG